TCAGACGCGTTTAAATGTGTTCACGGCATCCAGCATTGATTTAGTGTCAGGGTGGATATAGCGTTGCGTTGTCGAAATGTTCGCGTGCCGCATTACTTTTTTTATGACGGCCGGTGCAACCTTATTTCCAAGCGCTAGTGCTGTTGCTGTTGTGTGCCGACATGCGTAAGGTGTCAAATCCCTGCATTGTGCAGCGCGAAGCGTTTCATCGAATTTGTCGTAGAAGTCATTGCGTTTCATATCAAGTAAAAAATCCGTTTTGGATAAAGTGAGCAAATTTTTCAACACTGGCTCGATAATGTCACAAATCATAAGCGGCGTCTTTTTACGTTGCTTTGTTTTCAGGCCACAGCCGATGATTGTCCGGTCATCAAAATTGACCATATCCTTTTTACACAGCAAAAGCTCCCCTGGCATCATTCCAGTGTATATCATCAACAAAATGTATCCGGCCCAATGATCCGCCTCGTAATACTCCCACAATTTATTCAGTTCGTCTTCTGTAAAAGGCTCAGGCTCTGTTTCGTTAAGCTCCGGCAGGATGATAAACTGCGACAGGTTGACGGAAACCTCTTGCTGCGCCATAGCCATTTTATAGAAATGCGAAAGCAAGGACTTCATATCGCGCGCCGTATAAAACGAAGTCGCTTTTTTATTTACGCAGGCTTGTATCGTCTCAATGGTAAGATCTCGCATAGTGATTGCGCGGATATCCTCGAGGCGTTTATATGCTATCTTATAGGCCGTTTGTTTGCTGTCTGACAATCTAAGCATGGCGTTATTTTTGTAGACGTCCCAGAGGCTTGCAATCGTTGAGTCCTTGCGTTTTTCCTTCAAAGATGCAATATATTCAAGCGCATCCTTGCGCCTTGCAAAACCGCCCTTGCGTTTTACCGTGCGAATCCCTCCGGCTCTGCACTCAATCGCGGCTACCCATGTATTGCCGCGTTTATACACGCTGCCCTGACCGTTCCCGCGCTTTTTAACGTTACGCCCATATGTTGACTGCTTGGTACCGCAAATATGGCAATATACGGCTTCTGGAGGCAATTCAGTTTTGCATTTTTTGCAGAAATTTATTTCCATTATCTTCTCCTGCGGCGATCTCTTTTGATATTAAACGGATGCCATATGATTGTATACTGCCCGTAGTCGTATATCGGCCCCTCTATCTCCTCGTATAGGTTAATTCCGTACATAAATTCTTCCACGGTAATTTCCAAATAATCCGACAACGAAAGAGGGGTCAGATTTCCGTTGTCGAAAGCCCTTATCAGTTTTTCGATCGGCATAATCCGTTGCAATTTCCAGCGATCGGCAAGCGTTTCGTATTTTTGCCTAATCCACTTTGGAGCTGTAAGCAGGTCGCATATGCAGCTTTCGTGATGACCCAATTCGTGAGCCTTTAGCGCATTGCGCTCTGCTTCAGACCTCACGCCAGCATTAATTGTTATGTATGGCCGGTCGAGGCCATATGCGTTATCATAATATGCCTCAAATTTCTCCGGCATATCGCTGGCGATTTCTAAAATTATGCCTTTATCGTAAATTTCTTGATCTAGCTGCTCTGACAATGATAAACGTGCAAGCATGTGAAACACCTCTTATTATTTGATACTTATATCATATAACAGGAGATGTTCAAATTAGGTATATTTTGAGACTAAAACTGAAGCTTCCTATATATCAATATAGGAGCAATTATTTCATTGGATAATCCAGTTGCTAAAGTTACATCATTATAGCATTTATATAAATCTTTCAGGCTGCCTACAACATTTTCAGTTGCTTTCTGATCGTGACAGGAAATTTTATTATAAATCCCTACGATATCCCATTCTCCTGTCAAACCTGTACCATAAAGCGTTTGTAGTATTGACATAGGTTGCCGAAGATGTTCCTTAATGATTGGAATTCTAAAAGAACGAGCATTTTTTAAACACAGTATAAAATATGGGTGTTGAGGTAAAAAAGAAATGATTTGCTTTATATATTCAAGTTTATTTTTCCCAACAAGAAATTCTCCTCCGGCCTTTATTGCCTCTTCTGGAGAGTATTCTTGATTAGCCAATTCATTTATTACGCCTATTTTTTCCAGTTTGCAAAATAGGTCATGTGTAAATGGCATATCAAAAAATTGAATAGCTCCAGTTGAATACATAAGTTGCCCGTCATTTAAGACCGCCGTCTCTTTAACTTTTGGAATATTAATTTCGTCTATTAGCTCTAATACCTTTGAATCATGGGGTGATATTGATCGCGTTATACGTGAAGACAACTCTCTATGGCTATCTGTTGAAGCCTGAAAAACAGCAGACACACCTAACTTTCCAGAATCGCCTTCCCTTTTTGCGCTTTCTGTTGATCGAGATTCTTCTGTGCCACCTCTAAATTGAGAATCTAAAGAAGCTATAATATCTGAATCAGAATAAATAATCTCAATTAAGGAAGAAGTGAGCGTTTCTTTTTGCTTGGACGATATGTTTTTTCCCATTCCTCATTAAACTCCCTTTCTTTTTTATCCAAATTTGATTTAGATTTTTTCATGTTTTTATAGACTTCGGATATAAAAGAAAAGGAATCAACATTGCTTCGTTTCATCGTGATAGCTCCCTTTTTTTCTAATTATACCCTAACAAAAAGAATTAGTAAATTAAGATTTTACGATTTATAAATTTACTTATCACGGCGTTGAGCGCGTTTAAATTCTATGAATGTCATAATATCCTGCTGATCGTCTTCTGGCAGATCAGAGATATCTACCCCGCCTTTTAAATGGGCGGCAGTAATATTTTGCGTTGGTGCAGGATCGTCAGTTCGGCCTAAAAGATAGTCTGTGGATGTGTCAAGATAGTTCGCTATGGCGTCTATCTTGTTCATATAAGATTTCGTAACCCCTGTTTCCCACTCGCGAAATGCGTTTTTACTATATCCCAAATCGGCGAGAAAAGTCGCTTTCTTTATTTCTTTTTTTTGAAGTAATTCGGATAACCTTTTTGTAATTTCCATAAGTATTCCTTTCATTGACGGTCCTAATAATTAGGAATATAATATATACATAATTACCATAGGAGGCGAGATCATGAACGAATTAGAGCCAATTTATATCTGCAATCCCGAAAAAAACACAAAGTGTTCAAAGTCAGGATGTTACACTAACCCGCATTCTGCATATCCAGATCGTTCTTTTTGTAGCTCAACGCGGTTTCCCGAATTTGCAATGCTCGATACTGATGGGAAGCCCATCATTGATGGCGGCAGCAACGATTTCCGCTTAATGACTAACGAGAAATACCGTACACAAATTGAAAAAATATCAAAGGGGCACATTGTGCTCCGCATCAACCGAGAAGGATTTAAGTCTTATTGATGCACCAATTCAACGATTCCTCCAACAGCCCTAACCGCAGCAGCTATTCCGCTTATAACAGAGGGGTAGTTTTCCGCAATCCATTTTGGAATATCTTTCATGGAAAATCGCTTATTTTCTCTTGCCGAGCAAGTTATCTTTTCCAGTGCTTCCCTGTCTTCTTTTATATCTATTTTCTGAATCAAGTTAAATACACCATCGAATGCCGCGCCTACATTCATCGTGGCGTTTTGTTGTGTACCAATAATAGAGTTAGTCGCAGAGGATATGTTGAAAGTAATGTTCGTTGGAACGGACTTAGATTCTTGCTTGATGTATTTTGTGATTCGTTTTCCATCTGCTGATAGCGGACATTTTTCCATATATGAAATCGTTTTGCTGTTTAGCATTGACTCCCAAGCGATGTTGTCGATTTTCCAAACCTTTGTGTAGCCGTCTTCGCTCAGCAACCATAAAGCACGATTAATTTTTCCTTCCGGTTCGCCAAGCATTTCAACCAGCGATTCAAAATTAAACATATCAAGATCGCCTTCTTCCTCATACCGAGCAAACATTACATTTAGCAACTCGTTTGCGATTTCGTTTGTGGTCATAAAACCCTCCCATAAAATAAAATTCCTAAAAATTATGAAAATAAGATTGACAGTCCTAATAATTAGGATTATAATAAACACAACAACATAATAATCCTACCACATGATAACACAACAATCAATAAAAGGAGGCGGAAAAATGGCAAACTGGCCGCTTAATACAAACAAAGAAGTGCGGAAATTGATGGAAGAAAAGCGTGTCCCGCGCTGGAAGATAGCTAATTATTACGGCGTTCACACAAATACAGTAGGCAACTGGTTCCGACATGAGTTTTCGGAAGATAAGAAGGCTGAGATGATAAAAGTCATCAACGAAATAGCCGAAAGCTCGTAAGGAAGAAATGAAGCATAGTTTCTGAAGCTGGTAGAAAGGAATATTTCGAATGCCTAAGACAAAAATCATCCGCAAACATGATGCGGCAGCAGAGCTTGAAACCCTTAGAAAGGAAAAAGCCTTTTTGCAGAAACGCAACTTGGAGCTGGAAGGCGAATCCGTAGTGAATACATGGATTAAACAAATAGATGAAGATATTGCGAGAAATTCTATGAAATTAGAAGAAAAAGCGAGATGAATTTTTTAAAAATGGCATAAAAAATTGCAAAGTGCCACTAAGAATTTTCAAAAAAATAAAATCGCGAAATATCGACTTTGTGAAAAAACATAGAACAGGATAGCATAGGGGAAACAAAATGACACTGCAGGAAATCGAAAAAACAAACAAAAACATATTGCGTGCATCCGATGTAGCTGATTTGCTAGAATCCGATCCACAGGACATACGGGACCAGGCACACCGCGACCCATCAAAGCTAGGCTTTCCTGTTATAGTAACAGGTTCAAGAGTCAAGATACCACGAGAGGGATTTATACACTTTATGAGGTACGGATATGCCAAAGGAGGTACACCATGAGCGCCTTATAGCAGGCTTCCTGATCTCTATTCTAATCGGCGCACTGGCCTTAGGACTATGGGAAAGCAGACTGAGGATATACCAGTACGTCCGCAAGAGACGGGCGCGGCGGTACAGGATGGAAATAAGGATAAGAAAAAGGCCACGGGTGGAGCCGTGACCTAAGAAAATAACCGAGAGATTATCTTCACCTTGATTGTATAGGTGGGAAAGGAAAAAGTCAATGACCTGTAAACGATGTGGACAATCGGGATTATTGGAATCTGATCTATGCGGGGAATACGGGTGCGTATCATGCTTTGACGGCACAAAAACAGACCCCCGCAAGCGCATAGACGAGATCGTGAAAAGATACGGCATATACGACAGCCGGAAAGACCAGGCAGGTGAATACGATGTGTAATACGAAACAATGTGCATTTTGTAAAACATCAATCATCGGCGGCGAGAGCGCCTATATAGCCCCCAACGGGGATGCGGTACACGAAGTTTGTTTGATGGGATATGCCATAGAAAATTTCTTAGAGCTTGGATTTAAAAAGGAGGAAACCGAAGATGGCGACGTTATACGAATTGACTGAAAATTGGCAAACGGTAATGAATTTATTGGAGGATGGTGCGGATGCCGAAGCGGTAGAAAATGCCCTTGCGGATATATCCGGTGAAATTGAAGAAAAAGCAGATGGCTATGCAAAGATCATTTTTGAACTCAATGGAGAAGCGGAGAAGATCAAGGCAGAAAAGGACAGGCTTTATGCACGTGAACAGGCGTTCAAAAACAATGCTAAGGCGATGAAAGAACGCCTTGAGGAAGCGATGGTACGCTGCGGGAAGCCTAAATTTAAAACGGAACTGTTCAGTTTCAACATCCAGAAAAACGCGCCATCCGTTGTGATTGAGGATGAAGATAGATTTCGTATGTGGGCAGAGAAGAATATGCCGGACGTATTGAAGCATAAGGTGGAAGTAGACAAAAAGCAGCTTTCAGATGCGCTCAAAAATGGCGCGGTCGTCGAATATGCCGGACTTAAGTATTCGGAAAGTCTGAGGATAAGGTAATGGGTAATCTCGAATTATACGAAAAAGTACGCGCTGTACCTCAAAGTGCTATAAGACCTATTGAAGCCGGACGGTTAAAAGGTAAGAGCGACATCAATCCAATGTGGCGGATCAAAACGCTTACAGAACAATTCGGCCCATGTGGGAAAGGATGGAGACCCGAAATTGTCCGGCAGTGGACAGAAGCGGGAGCGAACGGAGAGATCGCTGCTTTCGTCGAAATAAAGCTGCATTTGAAATATGACGATAAGTGGGAGGAACCTATATCCGCGACAGGCGGAAGTTCATTTGTGGCAAAGGAAACCAAAGGACCTTACACTTCGGACGAATGTTTCAAAATGGCCTACACCGACGCTTTATCCGTAGCCTGTAAAATGCTTGGCATTGGCGCTGATGTGTACTGGGATAAAGACAAGACGAAATACAGCGGTAAATCCGAAAGCGATGGATCGAAGCCTAAGGCAAGCGAAGATCAGATTAAAGCAATAAGAGAAGCCTGCTTTGCTACGGGTCTCGAGGAATCAAAAATGCTTAAAATGTGCAATGCGGAGAAATGGGAAGATGTTACAGCGACGTCAGCGGCGAAAGCGCTGCAATGGATTAATACGAGGGCGAATGCGGTATGAACGGGCATGATCTAGTTGTTGAAATGAGAGATTTACAAAACAGACTTGAGGCCACCCTTGCTGAATTTGGGAAATGGGGCAAAAACTACGCTAAAGCTGATTATGATTATAAGTTAGAATACAGAAAAGCAATGCTCGTGGAACGCGAAAGCGGAACCCCCGTCACAATGCTAAAAGATATCTGCAATGGCGAAGAAAAAGTGGCAAAAATGCGTCTTAATCTTAATACTGCCGAGACCCTATACAAGCTTGCAGGGGAGCAAATACAAGCTCTTAAACTGCAAATGCGAGTGCTGGAAGGGCAGATAAGTAGAGAGTGGAACTCATGAGCTATTGGGGCATCCGAAAGAAGAAGCGAAAGAATTATAGAACAAGATGCTTGGACGTATCACCCGAGGTACGTAAGCGTGTAACAGAGAGGCAAAGTATAGATGGTACGCCGTGTTGTATAATCAGCGGATTATCTACAGACCTTGAAGCGGCTCACTACATTAGCAGGGCACAAGGGGGCTTGGGAATCGAAAGAAACATTGTACTGCTGAATAGAGACATACATAGGGCTTATGACTTCGGAGACAAACATAAAGAGTACGGCGAGCAAATACGGAAATATCTTAAATCTCAGTATGAAGGATGGAACGAAGAAGACCTATATTACCACAAATACCCAAAGGAGCTAAGACTATGAAAAATCAATGTGAAAAAATCATACAGTATATAAAAGATTTCGGAGGGATCACAACCCTTCAGGCGTTTAAAGATTTAGGAATTACGCGGCTATCTGGTCGAATTTACGACTTAAAGCGCATGGGGTACTGTCTAAAATCCGAAACAGTCACAGGTAAAAACAGATACGGAGAAAAAACGCATTACGCGAAATACAGCTTGGAGGAAACGGCATGAACAAGGCAATTCTCGTTGGGAATCTTACGAAAGACCCGGAACAACGAACGACACAAAGCGGTATAGCTGTCACGAGCTTCACAGTTGCCGTACAGCGCAGATTCAAGGACGCAGAGGGTAACTATCAAGCGGACTTTATAAACTGCGTAGCATGGCGGCAGACAGCGGAATTTATTGCAAAGTATTTTTCTAAAGGCTCAAAAATTGGAGTTAGCGGCTCTCTCCAGGCACGGACATACGATGACGCAAACGGTGTAAAGCGATATGTGACGGAGGTTGTTGTGGATGAAGCGGAATTTGTACAGAGCAAGGGCAACGGAAAACAGCAGGATCAACAAGGCACAGGAAATGCGTTATTGGAAGATTCAGAAGGCTTTCAGCCGCTGGACGATACGGAATTACCATTTTAACGAGGGAGCATGACATGGCAAGAGAGGCTATATTACATAAGCGATACAAAAAGATAATTGAGAAGCTAAGCCCTGAGCGTGCAAAGGCATTGATACTTGCCATGTATGATTACGCGGAAACAGGAGAGCACGGCGAGCTTGACGAGGTAACGGACATTGCTTTTACGTCGATACAGGAGCAAATGGAGTACGACGATCTGCAATATCAGGAAAAATGTGATAAAAACAGGGAGAATATTCGTAAGCGTTGGAATAAAAAAGATACGACCGTATACGACCGTATACCACCGTATACGAATGATACCAATACAAAGTCAAATACAAATACAAATAAAGATATCCCCCCTACCCCCCTTAAACGGGGGGAGGACATCCTTGAGACTGACGAGACCTTTAGAGGACTGCCTTCAAAAATACAATGTGCTCTAAAAGACTGGATAGAGTACAAGAAAGAAAAGAGACAGGCATATAAAGCCAGAGGGCTTAAAAGTTTAATTGCTCAAGTTTCCGGTCAGGTAGATCGGCATGGAGAGGATGCAGTTGTGGCACTGATCGCCGAGTGTATGGCTTCGAATTGGCAAGGGATTATATGGGATCGGCTTCCGCGTGGTGAGCCAAGCGCAGGAACCAATGAGCCAAAGCGAGTGGCAGGAGGATTTGAGATATGACGAGGGACGAATATTTTCAGCTGAAACAAAAATATGCGAACGCTGGTTTTGAGAATATGACCGACGCTGAAATGAGCGAGTTTGTGAGCTACAGCAACACGTTCGCGAAGCTGCTCGATACGGTTTCGCTGTTTGGCGGCGACGCGTTAAACCCAAAGCCCAGAATGTTTTACCGTATGAAGCACATCCGGCAAGCAGACCGGAGCAAAATCGTATCGGTGAAAAGCGGTCTTAACGGTGTGGATGGCAGGATACACGGGTTCAACAAGGGCGAATTATCAATCGTGAGCGGCACGAACGGCAGCGGAAAATCGACATGGCTGTCACAGATCGCATTGGAAGCGGCGACGCAAGGATTTAGCTCGGTAATATTTTCCGGGGAACTGAGAGCTCCAAGGGTAAAGGAATGGCTGATGCTACAGGCGGCAGGCCGCGACAGCTTAGTGCAGGATGGATGGATGTATCACGTTGAAAGTAGCGCGCGGGAGAAAATTGAAAACTGGATGGACGAAAAGATTTACGTGTACAACAATGATTTTGGCCTGGCGGTAAAGCAGATCATGAAGGCGCTTGAATTCTTCACGCTGATTATGGACGTGGACGTGATCGTTCTGGACAACCTGATGAGTATGGACTTACGGGAATATCCCGGTGACAAGTACGAAAAGCAAACCGCGCTGACAATGGAGCTTTCAAATTTTGCAAAAAAGCGCAATGTACATATTTTCTTTGTCTGCCATCCGCGTAAAAGCATGGGCTTACTACGCAAGGAGGACATCTCAGGGACAGCTGATATCACCAATGCGGCTGACAATGTGCTGATCGTACACCGAGTGAATAATGATTTCAAGAACCGCACAATGGACTTCTTTAAGTGGAAGGCAGATGCGGCGATCTATAACTGCTCAAATGTGGTAGAAATATGCAAAAACAGAGACCTTGGAGTTCAGGACGTTTTCGCGGAATCATATTTCGACCAGCCATCGAAGCTGTTTTTGAACTACAGGGACGAATATCGACACTACGGCTGGGAGCCGGAAAAGGAGGAATGGACGGGTGAAACGCCTTTTGATAACGGCAAGCATGATGATGGAGGCAAAGCGGCAGAGACGGGAGAGGATCAAGGAGATAGGCTTGAAGCATCCGTATGACAGGCGGCTTAAGAAAACGATTAAGGCGGCGCTCGAGGCAAAGGCGCTGAATGATATGATCTATGAACAGCAGAAACAAGGGTAAACGCGGGGAACTGGAGCTTGCCCACAAATTACAGGAATACGGCTTTGATACCCGGCGCGGTCAACAATACTGCGGAGCGAACGGCGACGCTGACGTGGTGGGGATTCCTGGGTTGCATATTGAGTGCAAGCGGGTTGAGAGACTTAACGTGGAAAACGCGCTGCGGCAAGCGGAGATGGATGCGAGAGAATGGGAGATGCCCGTTGTGATGCATCGAGCGAACCGGGAGGAATGGAATGTCACGCTGCGGCTTAAGAATTTTATGGAGATTTGGAAAAATGACGGAAAATGAGATGATTGCAAGCGTTGCGGAAATGGGAATCATGCCAATCGATGAAGATAACGCGAGTAAATACTACACGACCAAAAAGGGGCTGAAAACGTGCCCGATCTGCGGAAAGGTCTTTAATGCAACAGTAAATTGGGCGTACCGGAAGGACAGCAAGTGGTTTTGCTGCTATACGCACTACGTACAGGGCGGCGGCGACGGCGGGATGGACAGGGTTAAGGGAAAGAAAGCGAGATTTTATAACAATGTGGCCAATAGAGGGAGATGATATCCATAACGCGAAAGATGGACAGTTTGTTGAAGGGACGGCACTTTTGCCGGAACGGGAGCGCAGGATTGTAACAGTACCTGGACATGGGGAATTAAGCCCGGACGAAGAAGAGCAAATGATAGCGTTTATGGAATATATTTTTGAAAAACGGACAAAGCTGGAGAGGAGCGGGGAAGAATGAAGAATCGGTTATATCCGTGGCGACTAATTGATGAAACAAGATTAGTCCAGGAGTTATTTAGGTTATATGGCCGTGACACTCTTGATCTAACGACACTAAATTGTTGCATGAAAACGGTCAAAGATGCGCCTGCAGTGGCCGCAGCGCCGGAGTGGATCAGCGTCAAAGAAAAGCTGCCAAAAGATGACGGATACAACGGGACAGTGTTAGCGACGGACGGATCTATCGTGATCACGGCCCCGTCAAGCAGCGTAACAATAGATGGCGCTATCACACATTGGATGTCACTGCCGGAACCGCCGAAGGAGAAAGAGTGATGAGAGATTATTTAGGAAATGAATTGAATATTGGAGACGAATGTGTCTATCTCCAAAATAAGAGAACTGGAAGTAGTAGCATACGAAAATGCAAATTCAAAGGCCATATTATTGGATTTACAAGAAAACTTGTTGTTGTGAGGTGTTCTGCAAGTGAATTTGAACTGGAAGTGGGAAACGAAACAAAGGTGTACCCAGACGATGTAATAAAAATTGTAGCGCCGGTGGTAAGGTGTAAGGATTGCCGCTAGTGGGAAAGATTTAATAACACATCTCTTGGTACATGTTACCACGGAATCTATGCGGGAAGTAATCTTGGGACACCAGAAAATCATTTTTGTGCAAGTGCGGCACGAATGGACGGAGGCGAGGAAATATGAAGATCATTCACGAACACGAATGCAAAGCTATGAAAAATCAATCTGCAATAGGAATAGTAAAACGGCAGTTTGAAGATGGCACGACAGGTTGGTTTTGGGAAAGGCATACAGACAAGGAAACGACGGGCGATGAGATAGTGTATTGTCCATACTGCGGAGAGAAGTTAGGCGGAGGAGAGGAAGAATGAGCAAGACATGTGATAGATGTGGAAAAGAACTTACTGATCGAGATAGGACGACAATATGCCTGGAATGTGAGGTGGCGCTTGCCGAGGAAGAGAACGAACGCCTTGAAACTGAGAACGCCGCTCTATGGGAGAAGATTGCGGCGCTCGTGAAGGCCGAGAGCGAGGGGAGATTGCATATTGCACCATATAAAGAGGGAGATACCATGACAGCGCCGGAAGTACATGGGCAGTGGGTACATATGCCTGACAAATCCGACGTGTACTACGATACTTACCAATGTAGTAACTGTAATGAGGAGATTGTGGTTGACCTAGGACTTGAGAAGCCAAAATTTTGCCCCAACTGCGGCGCAAGGATGGACGGAGGCGAGGGAGAATAATGGGATATTTCTCAAACGGAACGGAAGGCGTGTTGTATGAAGAAATGTATTGCGAGAAATGTATACACTATGAGGATTGTGCCGTATTGGGATTGCATTTCGCCAATAACTACGATGAAGCTAACAAAAAAGATAGCTTCCTACACGAACTGATTCCGTACAAAGACGGATTCAATATCGCGGCGGACAGGAAGGAGAAGAGGAATGATAATAAGAAAATATGGAAAAATCAAACCGGGAAAAGTTAAATGCTCTGAATGTGATGCTCTACTGAAATATGATGTTGATGATATCAAACAGTATATGTGGGGAGATTATCGAGTGAAGTGCCCGATTTGCAAAGGATGGATAACGGTTTATAGAGAGAACGGTGAATAAAATGGATATAACACGGGAAACGAGATACACGATCTATTGTAACCGATGCGGAGACACGGAAACCTATGATGAATTGGGCGGGCATCCGACAAAACAGGATGCGGAGAAGGCGTTCAGAAAATCCGGGTGGATAGAAAAAGACGGGGAGACCTTGTGCCCGAAATGTATGAGAGGCGGTGAATGAAATGCCTACATTAAGCCTTAATCATGATATTGCCATAACTGACAGCGAACAGGCAGTGAAATTTATAGAAGCGTTAGAAAAAGCGGAGGCAATGAATAAAATGGAACGTCTGACATTTGAAGGTAATTTTTGCGACATAGCAAGGTGTGAAGATACGCCGGGTGGATCGTTTTGCGAATACGGCTATTGCGATCAGCGCAGAGTGTGGGAACGGCTGAAAGCCTACGAGGACATCGGCACAGTAGAAGAATTTGCGGCGTATAAGCAGACGGTCGATTACGCTAAAGCAAAGGTAAAAGAAATCCAAGACCGCATAGATGCGAGAGCAGGAGATAATTACCATGATGAAACCAAACGGACGCTCATTCTTGAAGAAAGACAAGGAGCATATATCACGATTTTAGAAGCAGCCGAGGCAGCGCTTTCGGAAATGGAGGAGCGGGAATGAATTTATCAACAAAATGCAACTGCTGTTGCAAAGAGGATGTATGTGCAATAAAGGACAATTACAAAGCGGACATAGATCGAATCAAGGAAGCTATTGAATCCGATGCGACAGAGGTAAATATCCATTGTAAGCACTTTGTATCACATAGAATAACGCAGAAAGCACAGGAGGAATCCTTATGAAGTTTAAAGAGCAGGAGATAAAACCGTGAGCGATAAAACAAAAACGATGCTCAAGATCATCGGCACGGCGATATTAGCCCTTATGGTGCTTACGCTGATCGCGAGAGGGGAGGGGTGAGAAGATGACGGTAACAGAACTAAATCATACAGATGAAAAAAGAAAAGAGACGGCGCAGCGGCTCGGACTATCCGAAGCGCAGTTGGAGACGATCTATAAGCAAATAAAAGAGACGAAGCCCTTATATCATTACGGATATGACTATAATCGGATATTGGCTTATATCAATAAAAATGCCGGGCGAATAACGATTTGAAATTGGAGGAACGAAGCACGTTACAAAGCACTTGGGAACAGCATAGCATTGCCGCCGTGGAGGTTTGTACTATCACGCATACATAATCAGGGTGCAAGGACAATGGGCAGTCTGTTTGACGGCATAGGCGGCTTCCCTAAGATATGGCAGGAGTTGGGCGGTCAGACGCTGTGGTGCTCGGAAGTTGAGCCGGTCCCGATAGCGGTTACAAGGTATCATTTTAAGGAGGTACAGAATGAATGATTGGTATTGGTGTAAATACTACGGCAAGCGATTGGAGGTAGAGCAGGATGGATAAGACCGTTACCGTTGAAATCATTTCAGGCGTTGAAGGCTATTGCGTCACTATAAATGACTATCGTATTGCAGGGGCAAAGCTTTGGGGTGGTGGGCAGGTGGTACATTCGTTCAAAACTACACAAAGCCAAATAGACCGCGCTTTATGCCGCACCCAGCCCGACAACCCTCCCCTCACCCTCGACGAGCTTAGGCATTTGAAAGAAAGCAGAGACCCGGTGTGGCTAAGTAGGGCTAAGGAGTGGATCTTTGTTGCGACAGTGGCCGATGTGCCGTATGCGCAAGTGTGGTATTTCACATCACGAGGCATGTGTAAAACCGTGCTGTACCATCACGAAACATTCTACCGCAACAAGCCAAAGGAGGAAGTATGAGGCTTATTGACGCTAAAGCATGTGTAAAAAATGCGCACTAGACTGGCTAAACCGAGAAGCGGAGTAAAACAAAAAGCGCAGACCGCGTTTAAAGGTGGGGGCGCGGCCCGCGCTTCTTGCGTTATGAATTATTCTAAATATAGTATAGCGCAGGAGAATATATAATGCAAGTAACGCAAGATATTGAAAGAAGATTATACCAATATGCGGGACACCAAAGACGATTGAAGGAACTGCGGGAACAGGCCGACGAAATTCTAGGACAACACAACTCGCTTTTGGATGGATTGCTGAAATCTCCATGTTTGAAAGACGTGAGGGTACAAGGCGGCTTTACTTCTGATCCTGTATTTGCGGCGGTGCAAAAGATGATAGATGTGTACGGAACGAGATTGGACGCAATCAGGAGCGAGATCACAGACATATTCTATCATATTGACGAGATTGAGAAGATGGTGAGCAATGCAGGGTTAACGGAAACGGAGCGGCAATACATTCAGCTGCGGTATTTTGAGGGATTGCAACCAAAACAGATATCTTTTGAAACAAATTATTGCGATGGGTATCTGAGAAAACTAAAAAAGAGAGCATTAAGCAAAATTGGCGCGGTTTAGGCGCGGAAATGCGCGCTTTTTAGTAGTATGATGGTAGCATGACAGAATAGGCGCAGGGATCGCAACCTTGAACAGCGACTAGCTATCGAATGTTTAACACGCCTATTTTAAACAGGATTAGAACATTGCCGCTTGCCCGTGGCGACTAATAAATAGCGGGCTTGAATAAAGTGATCGCGCTGCGAATGCTTGCGAGGCGCGCAGCCCTTAAAGACTCCTGCGGGGGTCTTTTTGTTTTGGAAAAAATATGAAGAGATATGGAACACCCTACAAGGGAAGTAAAAACAGTATAGCAAAAGACATCATATCATTCTTGCCGGGCGGCGGAACGTTGGTTGATCTATTTGCGGGAGGCTGCGCGGTCACGCACGCGGCAGTAGAAGCGTGCAGTGGGCTTGCACCAAAATGGGACGGGATTATATGCAACGATATATCTCCATTTTCGATAGAACTCTTTAAAGACAGCGTGGACGGGAAGTATACCACTGAAAAATGCAAGCAATGGATAAGCCGGGAAGATTTCCATAGAATGAAAGACAGTAACGCGTGGGTAAAGCTTTGCTGGAGTTTTGGGAATAGAGGCAAAAACTATCTGTACGCCAAAGAAATTGAGCCGTGGAAAAGAGCGCTGCATGGAGCATATATTCTAAAAGATTACACGCTTATGGAGGAAATAACCGGCAAGCTTCCCGGAGAGGCGAAAACGGATATACGGGCGTGGATCAAAGCGAACAATGAAGAAGTAAGACAAAAGTATATCAAGTGGTACCGCGAAGCATACATGGAAAATGTCAAGGCGGAATATTTGCCCGAAACAGTAAAGGCGGAAGAGGCTATTGCGAAGCTAAAGGAAGAGTTAAAAAGGTATATGCGCGGAGCCCTAAAAGCAAGCGGACTGCGTCGGGTTGATATTGATAGGCATTTGGGAACAAACGGGATGGCGGGGCGCTATTTCGGAAACTCTCAATGGGAGTTCCCGGCGATAGAAGTGTATGAAAAATTAAAGGAAATACTGCCGCTTGACAGGGCGTACCCATTTCATTTAGCGTTGCTGCAAAGGCTGCAAAGGTTGGAACATCCGAAAGGGTCGAAAAGGCTGGAAGAGCTGGAAAGTCTGGAAAGGCTGCAAAGGCTACAAGGGCTACAAAGGCTGGATGGCGCGGATAATGTGGAATACAGCGTAAAGGATTACAGAGACGTCGAAATACCGTCTAACGCGGTGATATACTGCGATATACCGTACGAACGCACGGACTGTGGGTGTTATGAGGGATTTGACCATAACGCCTTTTTTGATTGGGCGGCAAGGCAAACAAGGCCGGTATATATCAGCAGCTACCAGATCGAGGACGACCGCTTTAAATGCGTGTGGGAAAAACAGAAACGATGCCTATGTCAAGCAAGCGGCGGAGGAAAGATCATGACCGAGAGAATATATACACAGGCTAGGTGAAGGAATGGACAAATACAATGCAGAGCACTACGTAGATTATACTGCGGCAATCGCAGTCAGCCGGGCAGACCGGGCCAGGCGGCGCTTAAAGAAAGAACCGATTAGGCGATTAGCTGGGCTGACATATAAGATAGGTGAGGTAGTACAGCTGACATGGGTATGCAATATGCTTGCAACGCAAGAACGGGTTCAAATGTACAAGACGTTAGGAGAGGCGGTAATGAGCGGAGAGGCAACAGGCTATACAAAGAGAAGATTAAATCAATAGGGGAATAATCATGCAAAAGGCGATGAGGCTTTGCAAACATCCAGGATGTACCAACCTTACGACAAACGGCTACTGCGATCAGCACAAAGACGAGGCGCGGGAACGCGATCGTATTGCAGACAGACGGAGGGGCACGGCGAGAGAGCGAGGATATAACTATCGATGGCATAAGTATAGCAAGGCATTCCTATCAAGGCCTGAGAATAAGTTCTGCAAACTCCATCTAGATGATAGATGCAACATCCTTGCAGAGTGCGTAGACCATATAGACCCACCCGATAGCCCAGAAGATAAAAGATTCTGGGACGCAAGTAATCATCAAGCGGCATGTATTCATTGTAATAGTGTAAAAGGTCATCGGAAGATAGTAGGAACGTATGAATATGGGAATGAGCCAAACGAATGTAGTAAAGGGTAGGGGGTAGCCGAATCTCTACGGGAAACGGATTGAGAACCGTGCGCCCCAAACAACACAGGATTTACTCCGAAAATGACGCAAACGCGTAAAAAGGCGGTGAAAGCATGGCGGGAAGGCCATCAAAGCCGGTCGAACTGATCGTGCTGGAGAACAAAAACCATATAACAAAAGCGGAAATTAAAGCACGTAAGCAGGCAGAGGACGCATTAAAAACAAACAGTCCTTTGGTTGAAACGGAAGCCGTAAAGAAGAATAAAATCGCGCACAAAGAGTTTCTGCGGTTAAAAAAACTGTACGAAAATATTGAGTTTGTAGAGGCTTTAGATACACAAATTGTAAACAGGTATTGCCTCGGCGTATCTGAAATGATCCGCTTGAGGGAAATACTGGACAAGATGGAGAATGTGCTCGATGATAAAGACCTGGACGGCGGCGATGTCGCTAAAGCATATACAGCTATTAATAATCTAGAAGGGAAGCTGCAGCAGCAAGAAAAACTATTGCTTTCCTATGAGGATCGCCTTTTCTTGAATCCGGCAGGGAGAATGAGGGCGATACCAAAGAAACCAGAGAAAAAAGAAGCCACGGGAATAGAAGCGTACAGAAATAGACGAAATGTTCAATGAACAAAAGGCTCTTGACCATATCGAATTCTTACAGCTTTTGAAGCTGACGGACGATTTCTACGGACAACCCTTTACTCTGCTACCGTGGCAGCATGAAATCATATGGGATGTCTACGGGACGGTTCGGGAGGACGGTAGGCGGCAATACCAGTATGTATATATTGAAATCCCTAAAAAGAACGGGAAAACGGAGATGATCGCGGGTATCGCCCTCGATCATCTTTTTAATGACGCGCCGGGCGGACAAATATATTGCTGCGCCGCAGAGCGGGAACAAGCGTCTTTGGTATACAGGGCGGTCAAACAAAAAATAGAGCAGGATGATTTTTTGAATAAAAACCTGAATATCGTGGATTCCAAAAAAGAAATACACAACCCGGAAACAGGTACGTTCATCAAGGTGTTATCTGCCGAGGCGTACTCCAAACACGGCCTGAATCCGACAGTTGTAATATTCGACGAACTCCACGCACTGCAAAAGCGTGATTTGTGGGATGTTATGACCTTTGGTTCCGGCGCCGCACGAAAAGAACCGTTGTATTTCGTTATTACAACGGCAGGCGATGATCCAAACCGTCTCTCTATTGGCTGGGAGGTACACGAGCAGGCCCGAAAGATACGCGATGGAGAGCTTATTGACGATACATGGTACGTGAAGATATATGGTGCGCCGGAGGATTGCGATATATACGATGAAAAAATTTGGTATGAAGTAAATCCGTCGTTGGGCGTGTCGATCAGCATAGAATCCGTCAGACAGGAAGCGGTAAAGGCGCGAAACAGCGAAGGTGCGGAGCGTCTTTTCAGATGGCTTAGGTTAAATCAATGGGTATCGCTAAAACGCATTGGCTGGCTACCGATCACCATGTGGGATGATACCGAAGGAAAATGGAATCGCACAGATTTGATAGGGCGGGACTGCTATGTAGGAATCGACCTGTCGACAAGAATCGATCTTGCGGCGTTAGCTCCGTTATTCCCGCCCAAAAATGGAGAGGATTGGCGTTTTATGCTGGAACCGTTCATGCCTGCGGACAGTATCAGGGAGCGATCCGAGAGAGATCATGTACCATTTGAACGTTGGGCGGCAGACGGATATTTAAACGCGACTCCGGGCGATGTTGTGGACTATGGGTTCATTGCGGCAAGGATCGTACAGATTGACAGGCTATATAACGTAAAGTATTTCTGTGGCGATCCGTGGCATCTTGAATTTTTGCGACAGCTTCTTCCACAGGAAATACAGCGAAAATTTATCGAGATACCGCAGACAATGGCGGGTATGTCGTCTGGAATGGCAGAGCTTGAAAGAATGTTTCGTGCAAAGGAAATAACCCATGAGTATAATCCGCTCGGACGGTGGGCATTTGGGAATGTGGCAATACAGACCGACGGGAACGAGAATATCAAGCCGATGAAAAACAAGAGCATTGAGCGCATTGATCCAATCGTTGCACTAATCAATGCAATGGCAGCGGCGATCAGGCTTGAGCCTAAGAGATCGGTTTACGAACAGCGCGGAATACGCGTGGTATAGAGGTGAAAGAGTGAAGTTTAAACTATTTGGAAAAACAATAGAAATTAAAAATGGTACAAGCCAATTACCTCCCGTCCAAAACGACGATGAATGGGCGGCTTATCTGGCGGGGCGTGGGTACAGCATATCTGCCAATACCGCTTTAAAGGTGGCGGCCGTCCTTCGGTGCGTGGATGTTGTCGCGAAAACAATGGCAAGCTTACCGCTCGAATTGTTCCGGGAAATGAAGCAGGGGCGTGAAAAAGCAACGACCCATCCGCTGTACCGTATCTTACACCGTCTACCGAATAGGCACACCACGGCCTATGAATTTTGGCATATGTATGTTGCAAACGTGCTTTTAACAACGGGCGGGTTTGCTAAGATATTGCGTGACCGCCGTGGATTTGTAGCCGGGCTGTTGAATATTCCCACTGTAAATGCTTCGGCGATACAAACCAACCAAATCAATGGGGAGCGATACATATACGTTACAACAGACATTGGGACAACGGAAGTTTTGCGAGACGGTGAATTTATGTATACGCCGGGAATGCGGTTTTCAAGCGACACAGACCCGGAAGATCCCATGACAATAGCGGCTGATGTGCTGGGGCTGACGAGGGATTTGAACAGTTATGCGCAAAGCGCCTTTGAAGAAGGGGCGAATCCGGGAGGATTTGTAGAGCATCCGGGGGCGTTAAGTGAAGATGCGTACAACCGTTTTAAAGCGGATTTTGAAAAAAACTATATGGGAGCGCTGAACGCGCACAAGTGGTTGTTTCTGGAAGAAGGAGCGAGAGCAAATCCTTATTCACGCGACCTTGAAAAAAGCCAGGCACTTGAGAGCCGCAAGTTTGCGGTAACAGAAATATGCCGTATATTTGGGGTGCCGCCGCACAAGGTGTTTGATCTTGACCGCGCGACGTTTTCAAATATTGAGCAGCAAAATATTGAGTTTGTGCAGGAGAGCATTGCGCCGATGGCGGTCAGGTTGGAGCAGACGATATATAAGGATTTGCTGACAGAAAAGGAACAGGGCACATACTTTGCAAAGTTTAATGTAAATGGCCTGTTGCGCGGGGATATCGCGGCGAGAACTGCATTTTACCACAGTGGACGGCAGGATGGCTGGCTGAACGCAAATGATATCCGCAGATTGGAAGATATGAATGATATCAGCGAAGAAGACGGCGGCGATGTATATTGCGTTAACGGGAACTATATTCCGTTGTCATCAGTACCGCAGAACTTACCGAAGGGAGCGAAACAATGAATAAGTTTTGGAATTTTAAAGCAAAAGACGAAAGTACGGGAGAATTGACGCTATATGGGGACATTTCATCCGCTACATGGTGGGGAGATGAAGTGACGCCGCAGCAGTTCAAGGATGATTTAGACGCTTTGGGCGGTATATCCAACTTGGACATTTATATCAATTCAGGTGGCGGAGATGTTTTTGCAGGACAGGCAATTCATTCCATGCTAAAGCGCCATAAAGCATACAAGACTGTTTATATTGACGGACTGGCGGCATCTATTGCCTCGGTAATCGCTATGGCAGGGGATAAAATTATCATGCCAAAAAACGCAAGCATGATGATCCATAATGCATGGACGCTGATTGCCGGAAACAAAGATGATCTGCGAAAAATGGCGGACGACATGGAAAAGATTGACGCGGGCATTGTTGCGACCTATGCGGAAAAGACTGGTCTGGATGAAAGCGAGATTGTATCGTTGATGAATGCCGAAACATGGTTTACTGCGGATGAAGCCGTAAAAAAGGGCTTTGCAGACGAGATAGAAGAAACAAAGCAGATTGCTGCAAGTATGGACGGAGAGTTCCTTGTCTACGGAAACCAGCGGTTTGATATTGGAAGATACAAACATAGGCCGGATATTCCATGCGAAGCGCATACAGAACAAATGGAACCGCCTGACAAGGGCGGTTTTTTAGAGCCTGATAACGGGGGCGTCAGCCAGCCCGTAGAGGATATAGCTCTTGACGAGCAGAGAGAATATTTTAGCAGAATCAAAAAGAAATTATTGGAGGTTTGAGATGAAAAAGATTTTTGACATGAAGCAGGAAAGGGCTGAGCTTACCGCCTCTATTCGTTCCGTCATGAACGAGTTCGAGAATAAGGAAATGCCCGGAGAGAAAAAGGAAGAGCTTGCAAAATTAGAAGCGAAGTTTGATAACCTGAACACAAGAATTACGGCGGAAGAAAAACAGCTTGAACGCGAACGGCTCGCGGGAGAGGTTGCGGATAAGGCGGAACCGCATAAGCGGGCGGCGGTACAGGAAATGTTTGCGAAAGCGCTTTCCGGCGATCCACGCCATATGCAGGAATACCATAATGCACTTTCGCTGGGCACTGATGCAACGGCGGGCAACCTGACCGCTCCTATGGAATTTGTACAGGAGCTTATAAAGGGGTTGGATGACGCGATCGTTATGCGCCAGATTTCCCGCGTGGTAGGGCCGATTGGCCCGGCACAGTCTTTGGGATATCCCTATCGTGCCACGGAAGCGGACGATGCGACATGGGTAAACGAAAATGCGGAATCCGTCGAAGAAACCAGTCTGACATACGGGCGCAGGGAGTTTAAACCCAACCGCATGAGCAAAATCATCAAGGTATCTAAAACTCTTGTAAGCCATGCACCGATTGCAGAAAATACAGTACGCGAGGAAATGGTATACCGTATTGCGGCAGGCGGCGAAAACGCATATATGGCCGGAAATGGAACAGGGCAGCCTCTTGGCATTTTCACGGCATCTAATGACGGTATTCCGACAGGGAGAGATGTTTCAGACGGAAACACGGCAACGGCAGTTACATTCGACGGGCTGATGAACGCAAAATATTCAGTAAAGCAGCAGTACAGGCGTAACGCCGCTTGGATGATGCATAGGGATATGTTCAAGATGCTCGCAAAGATTAAAGACACAGACGGTCAGTATATTTGGCAGCCTTCCGTTGCGCTGAATACTCCTGATACCCTGCTCGGGCATCCGGCTTACGAAAGCGAATTTGCCCCGAATACATTCGCTGCTGAGAAATATGTGGCTGTTTACGGAGACTTCAAATCCGGCTACTGGATTTGCGACGCGGACGGTATGAACATTCAGGTTCTGGACCAGCTCTATGCAACCACAAACCAAATCGGATACCTGTTTGACTACTTCGGAGACGGCGCGCCCGTATTGGGGGAAGCGTTTGCGAGAGTTAAGCTTGCCAGCGCATGAGGAGACTTGAAATGAAAGTTAAAATGCTTACAATGTCTGCGGGGCCGAATGGAACGATTCGCGCAGGAAGTATCATTGATGTTACAGATTGTGAAGGTAAATTGCTGATCGGAGGCGGCTATGCGGAAGCTGTTGAAATGCCGTCGGTCCAAAGTGGAGCGATTATCAGCAAAGAGCCGGAAACGGAAAAGAAGCCCATAGTCAAACGTCAGAAGAAATAAGGAGGGGCGATATGGCAGATGTAACGGAGCCGGTGACATTGGCAGAGGCAAAACTGCATCTGCGTATCAATCCGGGCGACACGAGTGAGGACAGTCTGATAAACGACCTGATAACCGCTGCGCGGGAATTTTGCGAAAATTATACGGGGAAAGAGCTTGTTGGCGAAAATGTGGTAGTACCTAAAACCGTCAAACAGGCTCTTCTCCTGTTGATCGCACATTGGTATAACAACCGGGAAGCTGTAGTGGCCGCAAATGTGGTTCCGCGAGAGGTCGAGTTGACCGTTAGGACGCTTTTGAACCAACATAAAGGATGGTGGTTTTAATGGCCTCTTATGCCTTAACAGGCGAAATGAAGACAAAGATCACGATCAAAGGAAAGACGGAAACGCAAGGCCCCGGCGGATATCCACAGGAGACATGGTCAGACCTGTTCGGTGAAAAAGTATGGTGTAAATGGGTGAACGCATACGGTCAGGAGTTGTTTGAGGGGCTTAGGCTTGACCTCAAAGAAGCCGCTACCATAACGATGCGGTATTCGGACAAAGTAAATCCAAAGTGCGAGATTTACCGGGAAGACGACTCGAAACCATATGAGGTGATTTGCGTCAATGACATACTCGACAAACACCAGTTCTTGGAGATCAAGGTAAAAAGGAAGGTGAAGGCATGAGCGTAAACGATAATATCATGCAGACACTTTCCTTTCTTGGTTATCCGATCTTTCCGAATATTTATACGGGAGATTCGGACACGTACCTTGTGTTCAACATTAATGCCAGCCCGGAGGATTTTGGCGACAATGAGCCGGGATACAATGTGAATTTTGTACAAGTGCATCTTTTCTGCCCACACACGTTTTGTTCCATTGACACACGAAAGCAGATCAAGCGTGCTCTTTTAGATGCGGGATTCACTTATCCTTACGAAGTGGATGCAAGCGATGAAGAAGGCCAGCATATTGTATTTGAGTGTGAAATTGACGAGGTGATTGAATGAGGCTTGAGGTTGGCGGACTGGAAGACATGCTCATGTCGATGCAGCAAATGGCAAGGGTTCCAACGACGGTTATTGACGGGATGTTGAACGCGGAAGCTGATGTGATCGTTGAAGCGCAAAAGGAATCCGGCAGGCGGCATGGCCTCCATAAAACAGGGAGCATGCTTAACTCGATCAAGAAAGGAAAAGCGAAAGTTGGCGGGACAAACGCCTACATAGACGTTAGGCCCACAGGAAGAAATGCTGAATCCGGAAGTTTGAATACGGAAGTGGCGTTTGTAAAGGAATATGGCGCACGCGGGGTTCCGGCAGCGCCGTTTATACAGGAAGCAAATGAGAAAAAAGCAGATGAAGCCGCCGAAAAGGCTGCGGATGTCTACGATGGATGGCTCGACAGTTTGTATTGACTGTCTTTTTTATTGCAAGGAGGAATTAAGAAATGGCAGCATTTGGTTTAATGGACATGAGATTTGGAAAGTTTAAGGCGGATGAAACGGAAACGGCAATGCCGACGTACGAAACACCGGTTAGCCTCGGCCCGTCTGCGACCGCAAATATGACGGTGGCAACGGCCACGGCGGAGGATTACGGGGACAATGTGTTACAGGTGAAAATATCTGAATTTGTTTCCGCGGCGATTCCCGCAGAATTAAACGATTGCCCGAAAGAGGCATTAGCATTGGTTGTAGGGGCGGTATACGATGCAGAAAAGAAAGAAATCTCTTATGCAGGAGAGGATTCTGCCCCGTTCGGGGGGCTTTCGTACATACGGAACCTTAAGCGGAAGGGAAGCTCCGCAACGATTTATGAGGCGCATTTTTACACAAAGGTACAGGGCGCGCTTGGAAATGAAAACGCACAGACAAAGGGGAGTTCTATTACATTCCAGCACGCGACGATTAACTTCACGGCGTACCCGCCGCTTATGCCGGGCGGTGCATGGCATTACGTGGCGGAGTTTGATACGCTGGCAGGAGCGCAGGCGTACATCAATGAAAAATTCACGCCTACGCAGGGCGGCTGACAAGGACGGGGCGGGGAACCGCCCCTTTACCTTCATTAAATCCTCCTGTATAATATTGGAAAAGGGAGGGCGAGATTTATGAAGAAAATATTGGTTGTGGTTTTGTGCGTCGTGCTGGCTGTTGCGGTGGTTGGGTGTACGCCTGATGTGGAGATATCGGAAGAATCGCAAGCTATGATTGATAACACGCATCAAGAACCAGAACCATTTGGGATTTCACAAGAGAAGACGGACGTAAACATTGATGAAATAGAGGGCTACATAGAAGCGCCGATTGAGGTATACTCAACGCCTGCGTCTAAAAATGGGCTTGATGGTACGTTGATGTATATGGATTGTACCATAACAAGGGTATTAACTTACTTGGATTTGTGCGAAGAAGAGGGGGTCGATCCAGGCGACAATCCGTATAACGATGACTTGGACGTGCTTTTTACGGAAAATGAAAACGGAGCATTTATGTTTACGAGGTATGGGCTCAAAAACGCAGACGAGCTGGCAGAAAAAGATTCAAGCTTCGATGTTGACGGTTGGGCTAAATGCAAGCAGGGACAAGAAATAAGGATTTGGTTTAGCTATGCTGGTTTTTCGGGTGTGACACAAACTGGATCGGGCGATTTTCAGTATGCGCTCCCGAAGGGCGAGGCGTTAAGCGAGCTGCCTATCGCAATAGATATTAACTACGGATATAATACAAATGAATCGTACACGATATCTATGGAGGAATTTAACAAGATACATGTCGGAATGGATTACGATGAGGTGTGTAAGATTATTGGAAGCGACGGAGAGCTGCAATCACAATCAAGCAATATAAAAATATATGCGTGGGACGGCGATGGCTCAATAGGGGCAAACGCTAGTATAACGTTTATAAATGATAAAGTGGAAAGCAAAGCACAGTCGGGACTTAAATAAATAGTAACCGCTCAGCAATGGGCGGTTTTATTTTACAAAAGCACGTGATATATGCGAGGACGGTTAGCCACACACGATCATTCCGTTTCTAACGGCTAGAAAGGTGTGGTGCTAATGGAATATTTGATTATATTCGCTGTCATAGTGATAGTGATTTGGCAAATGTCCAATAAAAGCAAATAACCGCTCCCCCGGCAAGGTGTGCGGTTATTATAATCTAACATCTGGCTAGCCGTTTAGGTTATATCCCTGCTTTTATTATACCACGAAGAAATAAAAAGTAAACAGTAATTTAAGGCATCCGAAAGGGTGTCTTTTTTGTATGGAGAAAAGATGAAAAACGTAATGATAGGCGCTGAAAAAGCGGTTGAAGTCAGGGTGGAGCACACAATCTACACATTAATTTTTAATGGATATACCATGTTTGCACTGCAAGAAGAGTTTGGGGCAAATTTCATTCCAACGATGAAAAAATACAGCAAGGATGAGCTTGAAAGAGTATGCCGCGCCGCCTCGATCATGGCGCAACATGGAGAACTGGCGCGGCGCAGGATTGGGCTGGATGCGCAGGAGATCAAAGAGATAAAGGCCAATGATATTGCGGAATCATCGAGGGATATTGTTGCGGTGATACAAGCGGTCATGCGGGCTTTTACAGTTGGCTTTGAAAGAGAAATAAAGCCCGAGGTTGAGGAAGTAGACCTGATTCTTATGGAGCTTAAAAAGGATGAAAAAGTCAAGCGGGCGGAATATCTGCGTATAGGAAGCGTAAGCGGACTTTCGGCGGACGAAACACTATCCGCTAACGTTGGGATGATCTACGACTTATGCGAGATGTATAACCAGTCGCACAAGCAAAAAGAGGTTTGAAATGGCAAAGAAAGTTACGAGGACAATATCCACAAGAATAGCTGTAGAGGGCGAGCGTGAATGTCAGGCAGCGGTTACAAACCTGACCTCTGAATTTAAAAAGTTGGAATCCGCCCTTAAGGTAGCGCAGAATCAATTTAAAAATAATGCCAATTCCATAGAAGCATTAACCGCAAAGGATAAGGCTCTTACAAATATTCAGGAAGCACAAACCCGCGCACTTGCAAATGCACAAAAAGGATTCAAAAATGCGGAAAATGCCGCCAAAGAATACAGGGCGACAAAAGAGCGGCTTAATACAGAAATTGCGGACAACAAAAAGAAACTCGACGAATTGAAATCTTCGCAGGAAGACACCGCCGAGGAAGAAGAGCGTATTACTAAAGCCATCGAAGAACTGAATAACGAACTGGTAGACAACCAGAATCGTCTCGATGCGGCAGAGCGCGGCATGAATAAGTGGCAGGTATCTATCGATGAAGCTCAAATGAAGTTGGATGACACCAACGCGGAGATCGAAAAGAACGCACAGTATCTTGATGAGGCTAAAAACAGCGCGAACGGATGCGCTGCCTCCATTGACCGCTATGGAAAATCTACAGAAGAAGCCGGAAGACAGTCAAAAGAATTTGGGGATCGCTCTAAAGAAGGCATTGAGGCTCTTTCTACTGCGCTTGCGGCTGCGGGCGTTGCCGCAACCGTTAAAGAGATTGCGGAGGCCCTGAGAGAGTGTTGTGACGCATCAATAGAATTTGAATCCGCAATGGCGGGTGTAGCGAAAACAACTGATCTATCAGAAGCGGAATTATCGCAGATGTCCGATGCTATCAAGGAGATGTCCGAAAGAATCCCGCTTACGACCACGGAACTGGCCGGAATCGCAGAAGCAGGCGGACAGCTTGGGATTGCAAAAGAGGATTTGCTGTCTTTTACAGAAACAATGGCAATGCTCGGCACAGCAACCAATGTAACATCTGACGAAGCCGCTACCATGATAGCGCAGTTTGCCAACGTAACAGGTCTCGATCCTGATAAATATGAGAATTTAGGTTCAGCCATTGTTGATCTTGGAAACAATTCTGCCACGACAGAAAGCAAGATCATGGAGCTTTCGCAGCGGTTTGCTGCTGCGGCCAGCGTGGCGGGTTTTTCCGAGACAGATATTCTTGGATTTGCGGCAGCGACATCCTCTTTAGGAATTGAAGCAGAAGCAGGCGGTTCTGCGCTATCTAAATTGGTATCCAATATCCAGCTTGCAGTGGAAACAGGCGACGGACTTAATGAATTCGCGGCAGTTGCGGGAATGAGCGCGGACGCATTTGCTCAAGCATGGGGTGTAGATGCCGCAGGGGCAACGGCGCAGTTTATAACGGGACTGAACAACACGGAACGCAATGGGAAATCTGCTATTGCCGTTTTGGACGAAATGGGGCTTTCGGAGGTGCGTCTGCGTAATGCAGTAACATCTCTTGCAAAGTCTGGGGATTTATTGACAGATTCTATTTCCATGTCTTCAACGGCATTCAAGGAAAATACTGCTCTTGCAAAAGAAGCGAACACCAAATACAGCACAAGTGAAAGCAGGCTGCAAATTCTAAAAAACTCTTTCAATAATTTAAAAATCGCAGTAGGGAACCAACTGAATCCGGCCCTTGAAAACCTTACTAAAATTGGCGAAGGAGTAATTGATTGGGCTACGGAATTTATTGAAACCCACGAAGGTATCGTGCCTGTAGTAACTGCCGTTGTAGCTGGACTTGCTGTGATGGCCGCAGGGATCACTGCTATTACACTGGCCTCAACGGTTGGAGCAAAGGCTGTAGCAGCATTCAAGGCTGCGCTCGATACAGCAACGGGCGGGGCGACATTTCTAATTACGGCAATTATGGCGGTTGTAACAGCGCTTGCAACACTCATATTATCGTTTGATGATGGAGTGGAAAGCGCATATGAGCTCACGGAAGCGTCCCGGGAATCAGTAAAAGAACTGGATAACATCAAGCAGGCTTACGCGGATAGCAGTGCGAAAACAGAAGCAGCAATTATTACATCGGGCCGATATGTAGACATGCTGCGCGAACTTGAACCCCAGCTTGATAATTCTACTGAAGCGCAAACCAGATATAAGCTTATCGTCGATCAGTTAAATGAATTATTCCCCGAGCTTAATTTGCGAATAGATGAAAACACACATGCAATAGAAGGCGGAACCGAAGCGCTTACAAAAAATATAGAAGAGATGCAAGCGTATTATCGGCAGCAGGCGGCAATGGAAGCCTACAACGATATTATGATGGAAATGGGGGCCATCGAAAACGAAATCTCCGTAAACAAGAATAAAGCGGCGGAATCGGAAGATAAGCTTAGGGAGGCAAGGGAAGATCATCAAAAAATAGTTGATAAGTATAATAAGCGTGTTAGTGAACTACAGAAAATTGAAAAAGAAACCGGGAAGGTACTCGTTGATTCCGATGCCGAACTTATGCAACTGCAAAAAGATTTAGAAAATCAAGGTGATGTAGTTGCCGCATGCGAAAATCAAACGGACGAGTATAACAAAGCGATACAAACGGGGCAGGAAAATCTTGCTGTTTTCACCGAAGAAAACAAAGTATACATAGACACTCTATATAGCGCAGGACAGGTAACGACTGAATACACTGATGCAGTTGCGGGAATGACGGATGCATACCGTGAGCAATACGACGCGATAATCGAAACCGGCGCTCAAGTTGATATGTTGCAGCAACAATATGACGATGCATATAACAAAGCGTACGAAAGTATCAGCGGACAAATCGGACTATTTCAAGAGATGGATGGAGAGGCCGATCAAAGCGTAAATGATTTGATCGACAGCCTCGATAATCAAATAGCCTATATGGACACTTACGCATCCAATATGCAGAAAGCAATGGAGATGGGGGTTGACCAAGGGCTTATTAAAAAACTGTCCGATGGGTCAGAACAGTCCGCAAAAATACTCGACGCAATCGTCAAGGGTGGCGCCGAAAAAGTCCCGCAATTGAATGAAAAGCTGGCGTTGGTAGAGGAAGGAAAGAAAACTTTTTCCAATGCATATGCGCAAATGGAGACCGATTTCGATGCGAAAATGGCGGCAATCGAAATCCGCATGGGAGAAATGGTTTCCAATCTTGACAAAGCGGACGATGCCGCCAAGGCGGGTAGCGATACGGCACAAGGGTTCATCAATGGAGCTAAATCAAAATACGGCGAAGTATATAATGCTTATGCAGAAATGGCACGAAGAGCCATGCGCGCAGTAGATGACACGCTTGAGCGAAAATCTCCTGCAAAGCAGATGATAAGACGCTCGGAGGACGCCGGGGAGGGACTTGTAGTTGGCGCAAAGAATAAAGAAGACGATGTAGCGGAAGCGTATGCAGGAATGGCAAAAACTGCTATGTGTTCGTACGATTCGGCGATGGAGGACTTAAAATATCAATATATGGCTGCATCCATCCCAATGCTTGACATGCACGAAATCATAAATACCAGGACCGCAGAAATGCATTCCGGCGATATCAATATCTCTATGCCGATCACGGTAAAAGGCAAAATGACAGATGCGGAAATAAGACGTATGACGGATCAAATGGTCTATACAGTACGGAAAAAGGTAGGGAGGCTAATGAATTGAGAAGGCTTTATCTTGTCGATGGGACGGGGCGCGAACGATCCCTGCAATCAGAAATTGAATTCATGTGGGAACCGTCCGGCCTCGGCTTTGCGGAAAGCAGGGAATATGCGCAGGTAGAATACGGATTTTTCGCGGAATCATCAAAAGATTTCGAGCAGCCGGAAATCAGCGGAACGCTCGTATTCTGGCCTAAAACACAAGAGCCATACAAAACCTATCATAAATTTGTGGACTGGGTACAGAGAGCACAAGACCTGCAATTGAAATACGTCCCCTACACAGGGCGCGAACTATACATGGACGTGAATCTGGATGGGATAGAGCGCGCGGAGAAAACGTTATACAGGACGCTTGAGTGCCCTATCACCTTCCGTGGCACAAGCCCGTACCACAAAAAGAACCCGCTGACGTTCCTATTTCGGACGGAGGAAAGTATCAACCCGATGCGGTTTACTTTCAAGTTCCCGTTCAAGTTTTCCGACAGCGGCGCGGGCGACGCGCAGGTCTTTACTCCGCAGGGACATTTCCCGGCGGCAATGGAGCTATACATCAATGGCCCGGTGTCCAACATATACTACAAGGTGGAGGACAACGCAACAGGGGAGTTAATCGGTGCTCTTGACCTGTCCGGCGTATCGGTCGCGGCGGGGGATCACATCTACTATTCCTCCCGGCCCAATGCGGACGGGGTCTGGAAGGTAAGCGGAAATACCCGAACCGACCTTGTAGAATCGCTCAATGAAAATGTGGCAAACTTCTTCACGCTTCCGGTCGGAAAGGAAGTACGGGCGACGCTGACGGCGGACACGACAGAGGGAGCGGAGATTACCCACGTCCTGCACGTGCACGAGTATTTCAAGGGGTGACATCATGATAACGTACATAAGAGACCGCCACACATTCGCCCTCAAGCACCACGCTGCAGCGCTCGCGTACGATATGACGATACAATCCATTTATGATGAGGTATCGGACTTCAAGATCAAGGGAGAGGAATCTGCGGCAAGGGCCGGAGATTTTTTCTTTGCGGATGGATTCTTCGGCATCATCAAGGAGGTGGACAAAGACCGGGAGACGCTGGATATCACCTGTAACGATATCAATACGCTCTTTTCCAGGGATATCCCGGACAGCCCGGGGACGGTCAGCGGAAGCATCGAGGGATATATCAAGACGCAGATCGACAAGTATTACGTCAATCAGTCCGACGCGGTATATGCCACGCCGTATCTTACAGTCATTGCCGCTACATCGACAGCGGGAAGCGCATTGCCAAGCGTAGAAGACGGCGTATGGAATATTAAATCGTATCTATCCAAGGTGCGGCGGCTGTACAACATCCACACATCGTACTCCGTTGTGGGCGGCAAGCTGGTGATGCGTATCTTCCGCCGGGACAGGCGGACGCACAAGATATTCCTCGATCTGTCAGATTTTGAGGTTTTAGAGGAATCCTTTGCACATGACGCTATTGGGAAAATTACGACAATAGCAGAGGACACGGGGGCGCGGAAAGATTGGTACCTGCTCAAGGATGGGACAATCACAAATACCTATACGGACGAAAACCGGGTAGACGGTACGTGGGAAGTCTTGAGCGTAAGCGAAGCGGCGGACGCGGCGCAGGAGGTAAAAAATAAGTTTGCGGAGAATAGTGACTCGCACCTTATAGAATTTGCATGCGGAAAAGATTATGCGTTTTATGACGACCTGACTATCCGAACGAAGGAAGGCCGGGTGCTTAACAGCTACATATCCGCAATCCGCAAAAGCAGCGAACGAACCAAAACGGTATACAAAAGCGGGGAACTGCGGATTATGCTGGATGAAAAAATAAACAGAATGCTTGGAGGTAGATAATATGGCGTTAAACGGATTAATTTTTGACCGGAGGAACAACACGTCGAAGAATTGGCGGAATATTTTGGCTGAAATAATGGGGGATGGCATACTGAACGGGTGCGAGGTCACGTCCATATCAAACGCAATTACGGTGGGGGATGGGTATTTTATCCTCAAGGGAGCTGTAATCGAGAATAACGGGGCAGATACAATCCCTGTCACGCCGACGCTTACAGACGGGTATGTACGCCTCATATGCAGGATTGACCTGACGCAGGAAGCAAGCGAGACCGGGCCGGGCCAAGTAGGGTGGGTAACGGATTTTTCTGCAACGACAACCTTTCCAGCGCTCACACAGGAGGACATCAACAGCACAGGGTCCATATATGAGGGAGAGATTGCGGTATTGCAGATCGTTGGCGGTAATATAACGGCGCTCACACGCAGTATGCCCGGCGCGGAAATAGACGCGGAAAAGCTGGGCGGTCATCCTGCAAGTTATTTTGTTCCCGCCATAAAGCCGACGATGATATCATTTTCGGGAGGCGGAATAACATGGGAAGCAAATTGGGCGTGGTTTGACGGACGGCAAGTCCATATAAATTTCAGCGGGCGCACAACCGCGGGCACGGATGCTATTTCTGGGGTGTTCGCTCAACTTCCCGCAAGCATACCAAGGCCGAGCGGAGATTTTTTCATCCCTGCATTTTTTCGCAAGGCCACAAACGATACCGTCCACTTTGGGCGCATTGTAGTAAGCGCCAGCGGGCAAATTTCCACTTCCGCTGATTCGGGCGGAGGTTGGATGGCAATAATGGCAGTCGGCTGTTACCCGGCTGGATAATGAATTGGAGGACAGGGTATGATGCAAATAGAGATCACAATTCTGATTGCCGTAGTCGGGTGCTTTGTCGGGCTTGCGGGGTGGCTGTCCGGTCGGGATAAAAAAATAGCGAACGACAGCAAGTGGCGGGGCGGCGTAGACGCTAAGCTCGATACAATACTTGGGATAAAAAACGACGTCGAAAAGCTCGATTGCAAAGTAGACGACCACGAACATAGAATTACGGCAGTGGAGCAGAGCGCAAAACAGGCGCATTACAGGATCACGGAACATATAGAAAAGGATCGCTAGGAAGAAGTTACCAGTGGAATGAGGAGGAAAGAGTATGAAAATTTATATTAATCCGGGGCACGGCGGGAGCGACAGCGGGGCCGTGGGAATGGGAGGCAGGCAGGAAAAGGACGACGCGCTGCGGTATGCGTCCGCAGTGGCGGAAAAACTGGAACAGGCCGGACATTCCGTAAATCTCGAACGGGACGGGGATTACCTGATTCCGGTAAAGGAGATTGCGGAGCGGGCGAACGCGTGGGGCGCGGATCTGTTTATCGCGTTCCACCGCAATTCAGGAGGCGGCGAGGGCGCGGAATGCCTGATCGTATCGTCCGCTTCCGAAACGTCCCGCAGGCTGGCGCAGGCAATCCAGGGCGGGCTTGTGGAAATCGGGTTTAAAAACAGGGGCGTGAAAGTGCAGGACAAAAACACTTACGTCCTGTCGCATACGAAATGCCCGGCGGCGACCATCGAGGCGGGATTTATGGACAGCGCGGCGGATAACGCTTTGTTTGACAGCAAATTTAACGAGATCGTGAATGAGATTGCGCGGGGCATCCTGTCTATTGCGGGAGGAAGCCTGCCGGAAGAAAAGGAGGAAGCAATGCCGAACAGGACGGAAGTGGAAGCGTATGTGGACAGGTTGTACCGGAAGGTGCTGGACCGGGAGCCGGACGCGGCGGGAAGAACGTACCACATAAACGAGTTGATGAATAGGAAGATCACACCTGCGCAGACGGGATATAGCTTTTATTTTGGAACGGAAGAAATGAAGACCCGGGAGGCGAACGGGGAATTTATTTCGGAGCTATACCGGGGGCTTTTGGGACGGGAACCGGACGCGGCCGGAAAGGAAAACTGGCTGAAGCGCATTTACAAAGACATGAGCCGGGAAGCGCTGTTTCATGCGTTTACGGCGTCGGCGGAGTTTAAGGCCGTGGAAAAGAAAATGGGATTTTAAAGGAGGGCTTGAGTATGAAGAAAATTAACTGGAAGGTACGGGCGAAAAGCCCGCAGTTTTGGGTGGGTCTGCTCGGGGTGATCGCGTCACCCGTACTTGCGTATTATGGGCTTAGTTACGCGGACATGACCACATGGGAAAGCGTTGGCAATGTGCTTGCGCAGTTCTTTACCAATCCGTTCCTGATCGGCACGGTGGCGATGGCCATATTGTCCTTCATCGGAGTGCTGACGGACCCGACCACAAAGGGGTTAAAGGACAGCGAGCAGGCGCAGGGGTATACGGAGCCGAAAGGCTGACGAAGGGCGGGGGCGAAAGCTCCCGCTTTTTAATTTTCCTCACCTGCACACCAGGGAAACTAATTATGGAACGCCTGGGCCGCCCCAACCAGGGGCGGTCTTTTATCATCCTGGTGAAAGCCGAAACCTAAAATTCCACAGACAAATTTATATTGATTTCATTAAAATATAGTATTATCATAAAGGTACAAAAAATATCTACCTACACAAAGCAAAACAGAATAGTGTTTAAGCTCTACGGCTACCATTGACGACGCCAATGAAAGGAAGGTCCTTATGGAGTGGAGATTTATGGTTGTACAGCGACGCTATTGTAACGGGACATATGAAGCGGATGTCCTCGATAGGAGAGATTTTCGCAAAGAAGATTTTCCCGAAAGCAAACAGTATAAGCAGAGATTTTGTATGTGTGAAAGCTTTGAAAAAGCCGTGCGAGAGATGATGCACTGGCATTCGGACGCTTGA